GCCGGTAAAGTGGCCGATTGGAGGCCTCTTGAGGAAATTAGCTTTTTGAAGCGAAGTTTCCGATATGAGAAGACCATTCGCAAGTATGTAGGTCCGCTTGAGCTCGAATCTCTGTTGTACACTGCCTACTGGGCAAGGAGTAAGAAAGCCATCATCCAAAATACTCAGGATAATCTTGAGTTTTCTTGGACTGAACTTTCTCTCCATGAACCCGATATGTGGAGACAGTATGCGCCAGAGATGCGTAGGATCTATTTTGAGAGGATGGCGAAGGAACCCAAACATTATTTTACTAGGGAGAGCTACCTTCAAGTAGCTTTCTCACTCGTCCCCAAGTGGGACAAATAACTTCGCCCTTATATACGGGCTGGAACACATCAAACACCTCACGTTAAAGTGTTCCGGCTGACAGGAGGGGATAGAAGAATAGGTTGCACTTTTGAGTGTTACTAGTCAGGGAGACCTACTTAATCTAAAGTCCCAGACACCGTGAGTGCCTTTCTAACGCATAAGTCTGCGGGAGAGAGAAAGAAATAGACTTGCTACAACTACTTCACAAGTGAACGATGACACTCATCTCATCGATGCTACGGAAAATTGCAGTAATATTGAAGGTATTGCTGTGTCCAATAATAATGAGGTCACCACTTTGACCAATTTTGTTAACGAGGATTGCGATCAGGTTACAATTCGTGGGGCTCTTAAAAGAGAACCCACTGAATTTCAAACTGATGTTGTCAACGTTACCGATGTTGCTTCATATTTTAGTCGTCCGAAAGCTATTGGCACCTATACATACAATCAAACAACTCGCTCGCAGATCACGTCTTTTCGTGTCGACAATCCTACCCTCCAGTCCACTCTTACGAATTTCGCTCGAGTTCGGGGAGCGTTCGGTTACCGCGCAACTGTTTGTTTTCGGATTCAGGCTATATCCAATCCTTTCCAGGCCGGACGTGTTCGTATGTGCTTTCAACCGTTTTATGAGCTTACTCAGCATCATGATCGTTTTAATGCTATTACGCCCGTGTCTCAGCTGCCTGGCGTAGAGTTGGACTTAGCCGAGTCCACTTCAGCTATTCTCAAGGTTCCTTACATTCATCCTTACAACTATTTCAGAGTGGCAGCTGAATCCTATGATGAGGATAATCTGGGAACTATGTCGATTTTTGCCTACACACCTGTCGCTTTGGCGGCTGGTACTGTCGCGCCCAAATTGACTTTGTGGTTATGGTTAGAAGATTTTGAGCTTATTGGAGCTGCTTCAACTGACCTAACTGCACAGTCTGGTCGGTTCAAAAAGGATGTTTCCAGTAAAGAGGCAGATGGCATTCCTGGTAATGTTTCTAACGTTTTGTCCGCTGGCGCCAACTTGACAACTTGGATGGGGAAAAAGATTCCCATTATTTCAAGTTATACAGGTATGGCTTCTTGGGCATTGCGTAAGTCAGCTGAGATTGCTTCCTCTTACGGTTGGTCTAAACCTTTGGCCAACACACCACCAGTTAGAATGTTGAACACTAATAATGTTTATCAGTTCAACTGTGATGGGCCTGATCCGGCCCATAATTTGGGTACCACAACTGACAACGCCGTGGTCCCCTACCCAGGTTTTGCTGGCACAGACGTAGATGAAATGGCATTGTCCTATATTACTGGGATTTTTGCTGCTATTAGCACACCGAGTTTGTCCGTTTCGGATGAAGTGTCTAACATCATTTATGCTTGTTCGTTGTCCCCAGACTCTATGTATTATTCTGGTGTATCCATTAACAAACCCAATGCCGTACCTAAGGTTTCTGGTATTTCTTTTTGGCCTGCACCTGTTTATTATATGGGCAATTTGTTTGAGTTGTGGCGAGGAGGATTTAAGTTTAGGATTAAAATTTCCAAAACTAAGTTCCACACAGGCAGACTATTACTCGGGTTTAATCCCGTGTTTCAAGAGCTTGCGGAGGATCTTTACACACCTACCACACCAAATGACATGCAATTTAAGTCTGTTATTTGGGATCTTCGCGAGGGTAATGTTATGGAATTTGAGTGTCCTTTCATTGCTCCGCAAGCATACCTTGACAAACAGTATTCTTATGGCACATTTTTCATTAGTGTCATTGATCCTCTTAGTGGTCCAGACACTGTATCAACTGTTTGTCCGATGGTGATTGAGGTTGCCGGTATGGATGATTTTGAGTTGGCCGTGCCTATTACGGCTAGAGATCCCTTAGCGCCACTCTCCACCTCATTTATCGCCCAGGCTGGTTCTTTTGAGCCAACTTTACACTTTGATACTGGTAAGGAAGCCACACATTGCATTGGTGAGCAATTGTTGTCCATCAAGCAGTTACTTTCACGAGCAGTTCCTAAGGAAGTGCTTTTGGGTGGTTCAGATGTGGTGGATGTTACTTCGAATTTCGAGTTTCCAGTGTTTGAGCCTTCTCCGCTTGCACCTACGGCTATCTTGGGAGATGATAGGTCATATATGGCCTATTTCCAAGCCGCCTACGTGATGGCTAGAGGAGGTTTCATGGTGGATGTCGTAGGTGTACGACCCACCGTTTTCTTATCTGGTTATAGTATTCAAGGAAATGAATCAGTTGACACTAAAGCCATTGTCACTGAGGAGCGTACTGCTTTGCATCTTAAGATGCCCTATTTTAATAATAGGAGTAGACACTTGACTACCACCAATTTCACCACACCAACGGCCAAAGTCCGAGTTACATCGGCTGGGCCAAACGCCAGCGCGCGGGCTATAGTATACCGTCGCGCAGCCGAGGATTTCCAATTAGGATATTTTATCGGCGCACCGCCTTTAACGACAGCATTTTTGACTGTCTCTGCATTGACAATTAGTGTCAATCAGGCACTTGCAAGAACAGGTGCTTAGGCCTCAAGGTCATGATAATAACCATGACATTAGCAATAACATGACCTTGATTGGCATGTTATACCCACAGTATTAGAGCTGTTTTCACGATATCGTTTTGTGAGGCTGTTCGTTGCAAGCTGCGGGAACTTTTATTTGCTATGTCATCTAGACATAACTGTCCCCCCTAAGAGGGGGCAATTATG